CACACCAGAAGCAGATCCATCCGTCTCGATTAAGTATCCGAAGCCGTAGCTTCTTCCACTGTGTCGAGTTACTCTTACGTTGGGAATGCAGAGTCATTAATAGAAGTTCCTATCTTGATGGAAAGCCCAAGCCTTGCAGCTTGTCTCATAACGAATCGTAATGTATTTAAGAGTAGCGTCTATCTGTCTGAATGGATCGAGATCTCTGTAATGCTTAGAGCGCATCTGCCCGAGTCCGAAGTGTGAACCGTTACGAGCTAAATAGTTCCAGCGAGATTCCTTAGTTATGATCTTGTTAAAGCACTGGAACTCTTTGTAATCAAGAATCCTCGAATGTGCGTAGAGCTTTAGATGATCTATAGAGTAATTAACTGCTGTTGCTTCTGGAATGCTCATTAGTGTAATCGATGCCGTTAGAGCATAGGCGGGGCCTAACAGCTTCATTCGCCTTAGCGAGCTACCCGCCTCAGCGGCTCGCTTAACGCGATGACAGCGTAGCAAGTGTGTCAAGTAGTGAGCGTAATCTTGGGCGAGTCCCACAGGTTTACTAACACTGTGGATAAACCCTGTGGATAACTTCATGGCTTACCGCCCCAGCCGTTACCCTTAAACACAATGCCACCTAACGAGTAAACCCGCTTCATGGGGACAGTGCAGTTCGGACAGTAAGGATCTCTGGCCAGTGTGTCCTCGATGGATCGTTGGACTTCTAGCTCTTTACTACACACTTCGCACCTGTATTCATAGGTCGCCATTAGCTTCTCCAATTAGTGCCACTGTCATAGTAGAACAGACGCAGCACTGGATCGTCTTTACATGATCTGGAAGATTATCCGTAATTACACGAATAAGCTGCTCTGTCTCTTTCTTGCACATTCGGCAGTTATAGCGCAGCTTGTCCATAGTTGCTCCCTTTGAGATTCTCGATCGGCTGTAAGTTCTTCTGGTCTACCCACCAAGTCGGCTGCTTAGAGTTCTTATACTTAGGCCGCTTGGCCATGGCTACAGGTATCCAGCCCGCTAGTCTGTAATTCGGGCTAGTGCCTACGACTAGGACGGCGACATCTGTAGCTCTATCGCCTTCTCCGATGATGCACTGACCAGTCTCGTAACGCGTCCACTTTACTTCGATGAAACTTCCGACATCTGCCGTCTTCTTAAACTGTGAAGACCTTGGATCGAAGTCTGTGTAACCAAGGTAGCGAGCGACCAAGATCTCGGCGACTATTGACTCGGCCACTTGCGCGACGTAATCATGGAAGCCGAGCTGTCTGTCGTATCGACTAGAAGCGTCTGGGTGGCCGTTGACCTGTGCGATTCGTTCCAGAGCTACAGTGTGAGCTAAGACCTTATCTTCGATCGTGGGCTTTACCTTCATCTACAGTCACCACAGAGCCAAGTTAATTTCTCTCCGCCTTGGCCCTTGGTATAACCGAAAGCGTCTAGCTTCTTTAGCTTCGCGCAGCTATCGCACTGTTCGATCTTATACTCGGCTATAACTTCGCCATTCTGTAGAAGCTTGGCCGTCATTGATTGCGGATAGATGATCTCGATTAAGTCGCTCATCTTTAGACCTGTGGCTTCCACTTGCCATCGCTGGCTAAGACGTACCACAGCGGCGAACACTGTGTCGCCTTTGTCTTCTCAACACAGAACCATCCGCCCCAAGCTTTACCAGTCTTGGCTTCGCCAGTCTTAAAGATGCGATGGCCATGGCTGCACTGTGGAGCTTCTGGGATTAATTCTCCGCCCAGCTGCTTAGCGATCTCGTCCATCGATGATCCAAGGCTGGGAATGCCACTCTGCTCGGCTTCTTCTGCCGTCTTATAACTTGGCACTTCGCCGAACTTCTGTGTCCAAGGATCGTAATCGTCGGCCGTTGAGTTCGCTACCTTCGCGCTGACCGTATCGACCTTCTCCATGTCTTGACGCGTAGGCCTCTTATCCGATCCAAGTAATAGACCGATGCAGCGGCCGATCGCGCTGGTCGTCGTATCTTCTACATAGAATCGAGCCATCTGGACGTTATACTTCGCGACGTTTCCATAGGCGTAGTCTGTAGCTGACGGATAGAGATCTTCGTACTCGCGGAAGATCTGGCACTGAATAAGGACATAACCCTTCTCGGCGTTAAAGTCCACGATGTTCGTCTGGATTCTAGCTGTAGGGTGTGTAAGCCATAGGCGGGCAATTCTGGCCGCGACGTCTTCGTAATTGTCTAAGAAGCTCATTAGCGCACGTCCTTAGCTGCGTGACGTGATACAGCTCGACCGCGCTTAAAGCCTTCTCGTTGGCCTTCTCTGAAACCGACTGAATAGCTCATAGCTGCCCATAGAATGCCCGCTATAGCCATAAGAACGAATAGTCCTAGTTCACTTGATGTCATTACTTGCTCCCGATACTGAGAGCGACGTTCGCGCTCCCTATGTAAAGAGTGAAGCAAGAACGCGTCTAGGTCAAGATTCCCGCGTAGATGTCGGCGTGTCGATTGGTGTTTTCGGCTTGGACTTTAATCCATTACCCGCAAGAACTCCGCCGAGTGATCCAGTTAAGAAGATCGCAAGAGTCTTTAGAAGATCGATAAAGGCCGCATCGTTTGGAGCTTGATTCCCGATCGGCTGTGTAACGAAGATAAGCGCGTAAGTAATTCCAAGGGTAACGATCAAGAAGACAGCGGCTAAAGTCGATCCGATTATAAGGATGAGAGTCGCGTGGACTTCTTCTGGACTACGGCGTCGGGCTGGGCTGTGGAGCTTCTTTTCCAAGGATGTCGCTAGTACACGTTCCAGTAGGGACGCACTGCGGCTTCTTGCATTCTGGCTTCGACCAGTTCTCGTATTCTTGGCATTCATAGCGAGTCCAACCCTGATAACCACACGCGGAAAGCCCGACCGAAAGGACTAAGGCCAGACTTCCCGCGAGTAGTTTCCGAGTCACTTCCCCTGTAACCCGAAAGCTGAATCTTTTGGATTTAGCCAGCGTAGGACTACAGGCAGAACGGCGGCAAGGCCCGCCATGCCGATCGCCTTGGGATCTGTAACTCCAGCCATGTAAACTGCTATCGCAGCAGCTAGAAAGCTACGCGCCCAGCTTGCGGCTAACGCTTTTAAGTTTTCCATCTTTTTTCTCCTTAGTCTTCGGCTTCGCTGCCGATTGAGTAGGTACTTCGACGACTGGATAATCGCCAGCATAAGCCACGAACTTAGGACGTCCGAAGCCTACGATCTCTTTACCGCTCCCGAATGCCCGCTCTTTAATCATTACCATTCCGCCGTTACGCTGGTCGCCAGTTCCCGAAGTGTTACCTTCGATGGTGATAACCGACTTCGACTTAACGCCTACGACGATTCCGATGTGCGAGATACGATCGACGCCATCATGCGGAAAGTCCATGAATGCAAGATCGCCGATCTTAGGCTCTGAATCTACCCATCGACTTACTTCTTTAAGTTTGTGCGCTCCCGCAGCTGTAGAGACCATCGATGGAAGCTTTACGCCCGCTTCGTGGAATACCCAATTACAGAACGATCCGCACCAAGGTAAGCCGTCGGCCTTTGTAAACTTGCCGTACTTCGTAAGATTGTCGCCTTCTTCGATCGTTCCGACTTCTTTAAGTGCTACTTCTACGACGGCCGCAGCCGTTCCGATTGGATAGGTCATGATAGAAGTAACTTCGCTTCGTCTTCCGTAATGCCAAGCTTGGCCAGAAGAGCGGCTTTGCCTGTTGCTCGCTCGGCTTCTTTCTCCGTTTTCCAAGAATCGTATTGCGCAAAGCCCGCCTCAAATTGTGCTTTAGTAATTGGTGAGGCTTCGATGAATTGAATGTCCTCGAAATTATCTCCAGCAATTACCCAGCCACCAGTAGGAATCAGCATGGATAAGACTTGAATACCTGTTGCCATTATGCGCTCACTTCCATTAAGACGATTGTTGATGTTGGGCTTCCGTGTTGGACCGTCGTTTGCGTAGTTCCTGCAGTTGAATTAAAGGTCGTTTTGTATGTTGTGGCTGATGTTGTGGCTGGAGCATCTAAATAAGTTGCAGCAATAGTTCCCCATTGATTATCACCACTTGAACCGTCACCGCCAGCAAGGGTTGCCATTTGTAAGATTGTTGTTGATCCTCGAACTAATCTTAAGCCCATTGAAGTATTAGAAGCGTATTTCTGACAACCTGCCTGAGTTACAAAGACCAATACTTCGCTTGTTGAAAGTGTCGGTGTAATTGTTGCTGTTAATGTTGTGTCAGCATAAGTTGCTGACGACGATCCTGTTTGTGTTGTAGTTGAACCAGTAACAATTTGGACAATTCTTCGACTTGAAATCCATTTAAGACCAGTCGAAGCCGTAGAATCCGCGGTTAATAATTGACCATTAGTTCCTACAGCTAATCGCGCGGGTGTATCGGCTGCCGTCGCTGTAATGAGATCGCCTTTTGCATCGAGAATCACAAGCGGATCGATTGCGGCCCAAGTGAAATCCATGTCCGTATTCGAGTTTTTAGCTAGAACCTGTCCAGTCGTTCCACCTTTAAGATCTAGAAGTGAAGCATCGATAGCGTCGCCAAGTGTCTCGATCGCTGTCGCGCCGTCTTTTACCAAGTCGGTCGAAGTAGGAACACTCCAGCCGAAGTTAGGCGTAGTTGTTGCCATGTTTTCTCCTTTATGCCACTGTGAGCGCGTTTAACCAGATTAGTGTAGGGCTAAGACTGTTCCAAGTTTCGGAAGCCGACACGTCATTCCAGCGAGCCGCATCGAGTGAATAAGCCAGCGGAGTAACGTAAAGATCGACGGCCAGAGAGTTATAGCCAGCCGAG